GCGATTTATCGGCATTTCCAAAAAAATCAATACAGGACAATAATTAAAGAGTAGGTAGTCAAAAAGTAGTCAAAAAAGTGCCCCCAACAGGCAGCCGATAAGGTCGTCTGCTGGGGGTATCGTATTACTCTTTCTTAATTTCCTTGCTTATCTTTTCCAGCAGTAAATAAATCTCCTGCTGGTCACGCGCCAAAACAATCAGGTTTTCATTGATACAGTTTAACATTTCTTGCAATTTTTCTATTTCGCTCATAATAGAGCCTCCATAAAGTTTAATTGCAAGCGCTTGCTGGTAAATAATTCTAGCACAATTCTTGTTACAATGCAAAAACGCCCCTGACCTCTCAAATAGAGAAAGCCAGGGGCGTTGCTTTATGTATTCAAATTCTCAAACATTTGGGATTATGCAGTCTTCGCTGCCGGTGCAGTGGTCGGTGCTGCTTTTTTGATTCCAGTTTTCGGCAGCGCCCGTACAGCTGCCTCCATAGCGGAGTTGCCAAGGCTTGCCACATCGCCCTCATAGGCAATGCCGTCAAGGCCAAGTGCGGTTTTAAGGACCTTTTCCGCTTCTGCTTTGCGCTGATCCGCAGTGATGCTGCCGTTCAAATACATCTGCTCCGCGCTGTTCACACCAATTTTTGCAGCATCAGCAATCTTTTGCAATGTACTTGTAATTTGATTAGGAGCAATGGCAGCGGCTATATCTGTTACGGTGTCTGCTACGTTAGCTGCCTTTTGAACATTTTCAAACCCCTTGTTTACACTTTTGCCTCGGCCTTGAAATGCATATAATAGCCAGCCGATCACAATAATGGCCAATAATACTGCTAATGTGATAATGATTACAATTCCGTTCATTTTTATGTACCCCCAAATTTAATTTTTATCGTCAACAATTTTATCCAATCGGTCAATGCGCTTATGTGCCTGTTTCGTGCTTGACTCAACCTCAGTAATTCGCTTTTCATGCGTCGAGATAGCACCGCCCAGCTTGTCCAGCTGTGTGTTTGTACCACTTACGGATGACTTAATATCATCCAGCTTTGTGTTTACCGTGCCTTTCCATTCGCCATCACCTAGGATCTTTTTATCCCGGCCGTTTAGCCAACCGGCGAGGCCGACAAAACAGCCAATTACTGCAATCAATGTACCAATTCCTATTGCTCCCATAATTCACACTACCTTGTATTCAAATCGTTTCACCGGACTTCCCTCACCCGGAACTTCGGTATAGATTCCAGTAACACCCGGTCGTACAGCTACAATTGGGCACAACCACTTTCCAGTACCGTTTGAAAAAACTCCGGCAATTGTCGCAACACTGTTAGTGCCTGCCGTCACGCTTGGCTTCGTGGGGCTGACAAGTCCTATGGTGTAGCACTCCCCCACCTTGCGGGACAGGTTAATGGTTGTATCGCTCTCACAGGCTGTCGTAACCCGCGCTATCATAGTGGAAGGCTTGTGACTATTAACGTAGATTCCGGTTGCCGTTCCCACTTTTCCAATCGCAGTAATTTTAAAATAGTAATTATTTCCGCTGCGGCTTTGGTAGGTAATATCGGCTATACTGCCTTTACCGGCCGTCACATTTGGCCGCCCAGCCGGACAGGCAACCCTAAGCGTATAGGGCTGCCCACGCTTAATGTCCACCGTGGTAGTTGTATCACTTGTAAATGCCGCTCCGGCCGGTGCTAACACAGGCAATGTTCTGAGCGTTGATTCTCCTATGCTGCTTACTCCATAATTTTTATACGACACGTTCGTATCGCACCCTTTTCCCGGAATATTGGCGCCAGACCACTTGCCGTTGAGTTCCCCGAACTCAGACTGCCAGATGTCGCAGGATTTATCCGGTGCAGATACACCCGGCCGGGCATACCAAAATTCATAGGCTGTCAGTTGTGCCGGGTCAATCCGATTGTCGTACCAGTCTTTGTTAACATAATACCCGGCCTTGAACCCAGCCTTTTGTAAACCGCTGCATACTGTTTTAATAATTGCTGTGTTGGTCGCTCTGGACGGAATGCCGCCATTGCGTGCTTTGTAGCCGTCCGCATCCTCCATATCCAAAAAAATTGGGTACTGTGGATGATGGCCGCGCAGCAGCCGCAGCATATGCTGTAATTCACTTTGTGCGCCGGAAACCGTGCGAGTATAACTATATAAATAAGCGCCCCAGGGAATCCCAAGGCGCTCACACTCTCTGACATTTCGTTCATACTGTACATCATCCTGCGATGTACTGTTGCTGCCATACCCTAACTGGAGAATGGCAAACTGCAGTCCGGCCGCTTTTGCTTTCGCCCAATCCACACAGCCATTGCAGTAACTCACGTCAATTCCTTTGTACGACATTTTTATGTATACCTCCACTTATTATTCGAATGATCCGTCAATGCTGGAAATCCAACAGGGGTCAAGAGCCGCGTTACGTCGTGCTGTGACACGGAGATTCAATCCTTTTTTACTGGCCGCATTTACTGTATTAGTAAAGATGTGCGCCCGATTTGCTTCAACGTCTGCTGTCATGTCCTCCCATACTGGATTTGTATCAAAAGGATTATTGGATACCTCGACAAGCCATGTCGCCCCCGTTGGAATATTACGCGTAATATTGAGCAATACGTACTTGGGCTGTACAAGGGATTCCCGCGGGTCTTTGAGCGTAATGGTAAGTGTGTCAACCAGCTTTGTAAAAGTCAGATTGCGCATTGTGGTGTCGCCTACCACATCTGTAACAGAAATACGGATTGTATGCTGGCCGTTGGTGAGCTTCAAAAATGTATCTGCATCAATTTCCAATGTGCATTCCGTATTATTCGCTACATTTGCCGTAACGATTTCATCACCATTATCAACGCATTCCGCGACTGTCAAGGGCTTTCCTTCTGGGTCAGCCACTGTATATGTATAAATAAAGTTTTCTTTTTTTGTGCCAATGTCGCCGTCCTCCCCAGTAATCGTTGGCACTTTATTGGTTATCACCAAATCATAATAGCCATCCGCGTTTGGTGTATCAGATACGAGCGCATCTCCGGAGATATTGCAGACAGGGCGTATACCATACTGGCTATAATCACAATACGTGTATGACAATGTCCCATTGGTATTGACATAATCAGTCTCGTAAGAATAGCTATAGTAAGCTGTACGCAGCCAATAATTCCATTTCGCGTCCGCGTTTAGTGAGCTGTTCTTATATTTTGCACTGGTAACAGCCTCCTCTGTTGGATATGCCTGCCTTTGCACGGCGTTAGAATTCAAGTACGCAAATACTGTGCCCTCAGTGCCGGGGGAAGGATTGCCTAAGCCGACTTCTGTTTGGCCGGGCAGATACATTTTAAGCGTATCCGTGTCCATATGTGCCGTAGCGGCACTGCCGGTGTCGCCGCTGTATAACCCCGTCAAAATTGTTGTGTCCTGCAGGGCTTTTACAAATTCAGCGGGAAAAATGCTTAAAAATCCCGGCCTCGTTTGATAGCCATCGCTGTCCGTTACCGCACTGTCTGTTGGGGGAGCGTCATACTGATGCTGCGGGGCATACCAATTCGCGTCCCGACTGTTGAGCCAAAACCGGATGTTAGCGTACAGATACCGGCTGTTGCCATAAGACCTGCGGCTGCTGTCCGTATTCGTTGGCTCTTTTGCATCAAAGGCCATCATAGCAATTAACTTGTCTGTCATCAAAGTAACGGTATTGTCCGGATAGTCCTTGTGGTTCATATCTACCGCAGTAAAGACTATCGTTTTTCCGTACCTGCTTTGACTTTGTGCCATCACTGGCACCGCAATTTTACTTCCCAATGCAAGTGCACTTATTTTTTGTGACATATTTTTTCCCTCCTTAGTTTTCAACACGCTGCTGCGTGTCATTCCATACACCGGTAATTCCTACCGGCGCAAAGTCTATATACGCGGCAGCAAAAAGATGCGCCGTAACTGCCAATTTGTCATTTTGCCAGACGCCGTAAAGGACTGCATCAGAGGGCGAATTAATTCGGAATCCGGGCGCACCAGCATACAGATTTCCTTTGATCATATCAAAGATGCCCGTCATGCAGCACATCTGCCAGTCTGCGGTAAAGATGTTGCCGCCCGCGTCTATATGATGATCCAGAAGCTGCCCATTGGCATGCAAGGCATCACTGTCCGCCGTTAAGTCAAAACCGTATGCACCAGCTTCATGCCAGCCATGCGCAGTGTTGTGAATCCCGCCGCACACAATACTGGGCGCGTAATTTTCCTCCGGTAATGCTAAAGCGTGGAAGCTGAAGACACCGGCATTTCCCACTTCAAGGCGGTGGCTCACAGCATTGTACACACCAGTTAGATCCATATTGGTGAGAGAACCGACCGGATTTTTAAACGATGTGGAAAATAGCCTGATTTTGATGTCTGAAATTGCTGACTGTAAGTTATCAGCCATTTCCGACATCTGTTTTGTAAGCCTTGCCACGATTACAGGCGCGGCAGACGCATCCAGCAGCATTCCCGGAGATTGAGCATCCAGCGCAGTCGTGATTTCCGGCATCTGCAAGAAATTGTTTTTGACTGTGATTGACTGATCGCCAAAGGCAGCGCTTGTGATAGCCGCTTTCCGCAGCGTGTCGAAGACGTCATATCCCGCAATGCCGCCTGCAGTATTTGTTTTATCAAGAAGGCGCTGGTCTACCACAACACCAACATTGCCCTGCACAATATTCTCAGTAGCTTGAGTCGCCTTGTTTGCGCGGTCCGCAGCAGCGTTGGATTTTTCGGTTGCGGTGCTGGCGGCTAAAGCCATCGCTTGTGAATTGGATACACGTTTGTCTTCAGCTGCCTGTCGTACCTGCTCCGCTGTCATGCGCTTGCTTTCTTCGTCAGCACGGGACTTTTCGGCTAAAATTCGTGCAGCTTCTGTGTCTGTACGGGATTTTTCGTCGCTGGCGCGTTTATCTTCGGCAGTTGCACGCTCTGTTTCTGCTGTGGCTCTAGACGATTCGTCTGTCTGACGTGTCTGCTCAGCGCTCACACGGGCAGTTTCGGCAACAGCACGCTTGCTTTCGGCGTTTGCACGCTCAACTTCAGCTTCCGCCCTACCGGATTCCGATGTCTGACGTGCAGACTCATCACGGCTGCGCTGCAACTCTGCATCTCTGCGTGCAGTTTCGGCGCTAGTACGGCTACTTTCACTGGTTTGTCGGACTGACTCGTTCTGCTGACGGGCAGACTCAGCCGATGTAACTAGCTGTTCTTGTGCGCTAATTTGTGCAATCACGCCGTTTGCATTACCGACAGCGGTCTGTGTGTCAGTAATCGCCTGAGTAGCTTTTGCGGCTGAGTCTGCTACAGAACCCAGCGCTTCCGCCAACGAAACAAACTCACTTGTGGAAACAATGGTCTGCTCCATATCGTCAGCCGCAATGTCCAGCGTAATGCCGGTAGCTTTCAGTTCTGTGCCATTCTGCCCGAAAATTGCTACTGTGCAATGCGCATTGCCCGCCGCTGCCGTCGTCTGCTGTGTGATTGTGAACGTCACGGTATTCTGCGTTCCGCCCTGCCCAGTGTCTACAATCGAGCCATCTGTGAATGTTGCGCTGCCATCTGGCTTTTTCACATATAGCCGTGCCGTGCATCCGGTCAGGTCAAGCGGCTTCTGCCGGATCTCGGTCTGTTCCAGCGCATTTTGTGTTTCAACATTTTCTACAAGGTGAAGTGTCAATATGCGGCTGTCTTCTTCGCCCTGCACCGCGAATTGATTAATTAGATTCTCCTGCGATACGTTTACCTGATATTCAGGCGTTTCGGTTCCTGCCATTTCCTCACCTCAATAATAGGATTTACATAATAATCCGTCTTTAAAAGTTAGATGATAATTTACTCCGTCTAAATCTTTCAGTGTCATATCCTCGGTCTTTCCAACATCTCCCTGTGCCGTCTTAAAACCGCCTGCTGAAATCATGCCGGGGGTTGAAATCATGCCGTCTGCCGCTAACTCTGATGCTTTAATACGGCCTAAGCACATGAGCGCATAATCTGATTCCGGCATAAAATACGTGCCTTGCCCGTTTGCAGGCTGAACACATATTCCATACTGCCCAAGAGTTGAATTGTAAGTAACTCCCATGTGACCGATTCCGGAGCCATTGGAATAAAAGTAGGTTCCATTTCCATCTAACTTTAAGGACTGACTCGAACTTTGATTGTTGAACGCAAACACAACGTCGTTTGGGGACTGCCGAATCGCAGTGCTTACCGTACTGTTTAATTCGGTTTGGGATACTTTCGATTCGATTTGCGATGCCTGCTGATTGATTTGGCTTTGCAGCCCTCCAACTCGATCATTTACGGATGTGGTAATAGAATCGGCAGTCTGCTTGATTTCAGAACTCGTCTTGTTCTCCATGTTTGTTACCGATAAATCAATGGAATTGTATAGCTGCTTGATGTCGCTCATTTCGTCACCGCGTGACACCGTGCTTTCCAGTCCATCCGCCAGTTTTTGAATCTTGATCCGCAGTTCCTCGGACTTTGTGTTCAGCGCTTGCATTTCATCCCACAGTTTTTTAGACTCACTATAAAAATCCGATTCGTTCTCTGCCTGCGACTTTGCTTCACAGGAAATTGTTTCGGCAGAATTGAGTTTGTATGTAAGATTTGTAATGACGCTCTTATGTCCCTCAATATCCACCATGTCGCCTGCTTCCAACGCTGGGTTGCTGTACACCGTTGCGCTGTACGGCGTGAAAGTATTCCCGACGATATGCGGCGCGATACCGTCCACAATCTGCTGCACATTCGCCGTATCTCGCTGCTGCCGGACTGAAACCAGTCTGCCGGACAAATCACCGAAATCAGCAGGAGTCAGGATTTTACCCTGATACTCAATCTTTGCTGCGTAAATGCCTGCAAAACAGCCATCCGGCTGCATATAGACAAGATCGTTATACAAGGCAGGCTCTACTGCTTCAGAAAGAGAAGCCCAAGCACTTATACTGCCGCTCTTATCTGTCTTTTTTGTGATGTAGTCCAGATTTGCGGTCAGATCGGATAGCTCCGTTGTCATGCTGGTTTGCCTGCCTTCATAGTAGCTGGTAATGTATTTTGTCAGGCCGTCCGGCAAATCCTGTTTTGGCTCAAAGGCGGCGGCTGCAATGGTTGTGGCACTGCCCTTTAAATAATTGATGCAGGATTTTACATCTGTGCTGTACTGCTGTGCCAGCGCCACATAGGACTTGCGCTCTGCATCTGTGGGATTATAGCTGCCACCGTACCGGCTATTATAGTTTTGCAGTTCGTCGAGTTCCGACTTAACGGCAGCCAGCTTCGCAGGTACATCCGTGTTCTTGCTTTTGATGGCCGAATTGATATTCACAGCCCATTCGTCACAAATAACCTGCTGGTAAATTGCCGCCTGTAGCAGCTTGTTGTCGGAGTCTTTCAGCGTAATCACATAACCGTCTGTGCCGGACTTTGCGTCAACATTCTTACTGTCTATCTTGATACCAGTTACAGTAATTGCATCCGTGTCCGGCGCGTATTTGCTGATGTTGTGCGTTTCAATCGGCTGTGCGGAGAAGTCAAACCACTTCAGTTCCAACGCACCATCCGCATTGCAGCGCGCATAGCATCCGGCCATACCGGCCACGTAACCGATTACATCATGAAACGTTGTGGAACTGGTATCAATGGCACGAAAGATCTGATAACTGCTGTTTGGAAAATCCGTTGTTGCCAGTGTAATACCGCACTGGCCGCAGGCATCCTGCAGAATCTGCAGCAGTGTAGCCGGATATGTCAAATCGCTGCTGTACTGCTTATCCGCTTTAGACAGGTTATCAGACGCGGTGAGGCTCACCTGTTTGCGGTCGTCGCTGAATTTATATTCCGTGACATTAAACTCCCCGCGTTTCAGCCACTCGATTGTGTCGCCTGTCCAGTCAGCCTTAACCACCAGTCCAACATACGGCACCATTTTTGCGCCCTGAAACTTCATGCCGTCATACTTTCCTACCATGTTATTGAGCGTAGCAGATAGCGTTCCCGTAATGGCTGCTCCCGGCGCGTACTCACCGGATTTTGTTACGGCATCGGAAAACGAAAACACACTATCCCAAAAGTCGTTATTTTGCAGTGTCAGCACTGTGCCATCAGACAGCGTCAGGTCAGCTTTCGCATACCACTTACACCGGCCTGCATCACTTTTTATCAGACTTTTGTAATCATCCGATACATTCAGCAAAATATCACCTTACTTTTCTATGAAATCACAGGAAATGTCGCCGACAAACTTGTCTTGCCCGGCCCACGGACCCAAGTAGGAGCACGAAAAATCGCCGGTGTAAAATGTCCGCGTTTCCCACTTGCCGTCTGCAATGTCAAAATAGGTAACCTGTATATCAGCACCATGCATTTTCATGTTCTGCGCAAGAACGCAGGCGTCATTAACGGGTATTGCATTCCAGCGGCACACAAGCTTTCGCTTCTGCGCCACAATGTCTTTGTAGTTCGTACCTGTGCTTTCGTTTCTGCCAGACTGGCCGGAAGACAAGTCCATCAAACTGTATGTGCATGATTTTGGCGTTGTCAGCTCGTGTCCATTGAGGGCAAAGAACCCATATGGGACGCCCATAGGCGCCACCTCCAATCTCAATTAAAAAAATCCCCATCGGCTTTATACCGTAGGGACTGCTGATTATGATATTCTTCCTCTCTGGCGGTCGCGCTTTTCGATGGTGTACACCTTCTGCGCAACTCGTTCAGAGTCTACATAACTGTTTACCGTAATGCTGCCGCTTCCACCATCTTCACGTAGAGCAGACGCAAATGCCATACGCATCAACTCATAATCGTCAGTGCCGTCCTTTTTCTCAGCGTCATAAATGCCCTGCGCAATCTGATTGTAAGTGTGCTCGTTAAGTGGTAAGGCTGCTTCTGCACCGTCGTCACCCAGTCCGGCAATCGTCGGAGCGGTAAACACACCGCCTTTTGCCTTCCAACCGCCCCATTTGAGACTGCCAACGCCGTTTGCATAACCATGCCCC